TTTCTGCAAAAGGTATTTCATATGGATACTCTGAAGGGAGATAATCATAGTTTATCTGAGCTAGTATTTTAAATTCATCTCTTTGAGATTTGTGTAATCTCTTATGAATAGCAGAGAAGAACTTACTAGATGCTTCTAGTAAAGCCATAGTCGTACCAACAGGTCCATAAGATGCTGCATCAGAAACAATTTGTTCTGTACTATCAGCAAACTTCTGACCTGCTTGAGTTATGAAGCCAAGCATATTAAACAATGTCTGGGAAGGTTCTTTATAGGGGAGAGAGATTATTGCCTTATTAAGATCTTGCCCTGTTGCTTCTACTTCTTTAAACTCACCTGGTGCAATAGGATCGTTGTCTCCAACAATTCTAACACCCTTTGCTTTGAAACCTCCTGGTAGGTTTGCGAATTGACCTGCATCCACTAAACTTCTCATGGCTGCTGTGGCAGTCATAGTTAAGTTTCCTAAGAAGTGCATCAGACCAAATCCATAGAAACTAAAGCCTGGTACGAACCTATAATGTACAAAGTGCGACACTTTCTCTTGGTTCTTATCATCCTTCTTATAGTTTCTACGAATACTTAAAATTTGTTGTGTTTGCTCTTCTACTGTAACAATATAAGGAAGAGCATAATCTTCTTCTATTTCTAAATAACAATGTTGTTCTAGTAATGTATATTGTGGATCATTTGTTCCTGTAGGAGACAAACCAATAATAGTATCCATCTTAGAAGAAAAAGAGGTAGGTTCTGGATTCGTTGCTTCTGGTAACTCTATATCTCTATAGATACCTGTACGTATATCTTTTGCAAGATCAACAGGACTTCTATAAATAACATGGGTATATCTATCTGACTTACGTAGATTAGATGCATAGTAAGAAACATAGAATTGATCTATAGGAACAAACTCAGATACTGGTCTTTTTAAATTAGCATCATAATATACTTTTTTAAATGCTGATCCTATTAAAGGAAGATGGAATAACATTCTTTCCATCTCATCAAAGTATTCAGGCATCTGTTCTGTTGTTTGATAATTCATAAACTCTTGCACACGATTAGATTGGTCTTCTCTTTCAGGAGTAGACTTACCTACGATCTGTGCTTTTACTGGACCTGCAGGGGGAAATAATTCTTGTATTGCTTTTGCTTGAAACTTAACAGCAGATTCTATTAACATAGGATGTACTGCTGTACATGCACCTTCAAAGGGTTCTGATGTTTCTTGTAGCTTTAATCCTAATAGATCAAAGCCTTTTTCAAACATTGCTTCCCATTCAGCACGAGATTCTTTATCTGATGTATAATTATCTACTACATTTGATGCAACATTTTCTTGTTCTGCATCTTCTAACTTATCTGTAATATCTCCATACCACTCTTTTATTTCTTCTTCAGGTTCCATTACTATAGTTGTTTCTGTAAAGTCTACAGTAACACCACCATCATCTTCAGGATAAAATGCAGGACCTTCCCCTTCTTCCATAGCTTGTGGCATCTCTATTACGTTTGAGATTTCTTCTGGTATTTGTTCAAATGGATTTTTTTCTGTTGCCATTTATTTTCTCTCTCTCTATAATAATCTACGTTAGGATCGTAAACATTAGTGATAGTTATAGTATGTTTTTGTTTTTCAGTACTAACATACTTTTTTTCCATTACCTATATTATAACACTAAACTCTCCAGTATGCAAGTTTTTTTTCTTTTGGTTCCTCTTCCCAGTCAGGATCTTCTGGATGTTGTAAATGCCAAGACTCTTTCATGTAGTGTATAGCCATGGTCATAGCATCCACTTGATCATCATGTGCAGCATTAGGAAAACGTAACATCTCTTCTAGAAGATCTTCTGACCACTTTTTGTTTCTAGGTAGCCAGACTTTACCAGACTCCATCATAGGTGTAGATGCATACACTCTACTAACTTTATCTCTATCAGGAAGATATTCTAATACAGGTATACCAGCTCTACGCATATCTTGTATTAAGGATTGTCCTGATGCTTTCTTTTCTACCATACATACATCAGGTCTATGTTCTTGATATAACATTTGTGTCATACGTCTTAATTCTGGGTACTCAAATCTTCCTTTAATGTTTCCAAGGAGAATAAGATTTCCTTGATAGGATTCATATCCTTCTTCATCTTGATCATACATAGAGAATATACCCCATGTCTGTATGACACTATAATCTGCTGTAGTTTTTGTAGAGAATGCTGTATCATAGGTTTGTATAATAAAATCACATGTAGGAGGTTCAGGATCATTCCACCATTTTAACCACTTCTTCTTTATGAGACCCCCTTCATCTGGTGTTGGGTCCTGCATATACAGAGCATTCCAGTATCTACTACCATTAGATGCTTTTATTTCGTGTTCATCTATACGTAACACTTCATCTGGCTTCCATTCAGGAAAATAAGACGATCCTACTGGAAGATCTAGTAGTTCTGCTGCTTCTTCATCTAACCATGCAGGAATACGTACAACATCCCAGGGAATAACATCATAATCTCCTGCATTGTCCTCTTGTTTTAATAACCATCCACAAAGATCATCATAATGGTACCTTGTATTAATAATTAGTATGGAACCATTAGGCATTATACGTGTTCTTAGTCCTGCTGGGTACCATTCTTTAACATATCTTCTTCCTGCTTCAGAGTAGGAGTCTTCTTCTGACATAACATCATCAAGGATTGCAATGTGTGCACCTCTTCCTGCAATCTGGGATCTAACTCCTGCAGCATAGTACTGTCCTCCCTGGTTTGTTTTCCATTTACCTGCTGCTCGTACATCTGAGCGTAAGGACACTCCTTTGAAAACATCTTGAAACTCTTCAGTATTGACAATATCCCTGACAGAACGACCAAAATCGCTTGATAACTGGTCACTATGGGAAACAGTAAGTATCTCATGTTCTGGATTCCTTCCTATATACCATGCTGGAAACAATTTAGAACAGATAACAGACTTAGATGACCTTGGAGGTAGGAAGACCATGAGTCTTTTTATCTCTCCAGCTTCTAATTGTCTTAGTTTTTCTGATATAACTTCAATATGTCTACCCATCTTAAAGTCTGAGATAAGCATTGGAGCCATTTGTCTAACAAATGTGATAAAGTCCTCTTTAGATTCTTGCATAACCTTGATGTTTAACAAGTTATCTAGAAGTAGAAGAGTGTTTGGTTCTTCTATAGTCTCTATAGTCTCTATAGTTTCTATAATATTGTATCCTTGTTGTATGTTTTTATATTTATTTATAAGAAAAACAAATATACTAAGTACTTAGTACCTTTATTATAAAAGAAAAACAAATGTACTCAGTACTTAGTACTTCTGTTTATATATATTATATATAATTATACATACTCCCCACTTAAATGTCAAGTACTTTTTTAATTATTTTTCATTATGCAGATAAACCTGTTAATTTTGTTACATATATGTCACACCTATTATATATATATACACACGCACGATTTCTTGGGGTGGGGTGTAGACTCTATAGTCTACAAGATATGGTTATCTCTAAAGAGATACCTTAGTCTGCCTAAATTTTAAGCAATCTAAGTAGATTGCCTAGTTTTTAAACAGAGTATTGCCTAAACTTTGTGCAATCTAAGTAGATTGCCTAAGATTTAAGCAGATGAGGGTAGAATATTTCATCTCAAAGAAGTCTTCTTTGCAAGTATTCTTGCACCAAAACTTACTTGGAAGATGGTTAAGTCGTTGATGACCTTTACTATTTTACCTTAATACTTAGCTTTCTTTGAAAGCATTAAGGTTAAATAGATTAGGAGATTTGATGAGATTTTGGAATTGATTGATGATGTTCCATGATGAAGTTAGATTTCTACAATCGAAGCCTTGACATTTTGGAAAACTTAATATATATACTACTTAGCTTTCTATGAAAGCAGTATATATAATAATAACAACTTTTGGAGATTGAACATGACAAAACATTATGACGATTTTGGAATTAACAAAGTTACCATGACATCAGAAGAATTTCTAAGAAATAATTCAACTTACCAATGTAACTATGGTGATGGAACAAAAAACTACTACGAAGTAGATGGCGAAGTTGTTGAGGTAGAAATCACAGCTTAATATATATACTACTTACTTCTTATGGAAGTAGTAGATATAATAACTATAACAATTTGGAGAACAACATGAAAACCAACACAAATATTACCATAAACAATTTAAGATTACTTAAGACTAAGCTGTCTAAAGAACAGCTTGTACAAGAGAACATTGACCTTCAATGTCTTGTCCAAGAAGTTATGATGAAAGGTACTGAACGACTTGCTAAAGAGCAAGAGATGCGTGATGAAATTGCCAGATTACATTCTGTAATAGGTAAATTAAGAATTGGAGAACTTGTATAATGTTTGAACTTTTAGATAAAGTACTAAGTAGTAATGCTGGTTTATTCTGGACTGGCTTCGCTATGGTATTCTTTGGAATGATAGCCTTAATAGCATCATTATCAGTTAGCTACTACTGGCTAACTTTCATTCTCATAACAACTATGTTTTTAGGGTTACTAATGATAGCCCTAGCATCAATAGGCGTTGGTGAGTAACTTAATATATATAATACTTAAACATAGTGAAAGTATTAGATATAATAAACAATCAATTTGGAGATTGAAAATGATTACTGAAAAACAACTTATGGAGAATAAAATGATTACTGAAAGACAACAAGCAAGACACGATATTGATGTTTGTAAAGCATCTTTGAGAGCAGTTATCAAGCAAGTATCTAGCATTAAAGGTGCTTATCAAGAGCAAATAAACTCAAGAGTTTTAGAGAAATTACGAGTGGCATTAAGCCAGTTAGATGAAATCTATTATGAAGACTGGACTAAGTATGCCCAAACAGCAACATTTATTAATGCTATAGAAGCATTAGACAAAATAAGGATTAAATAATATGCTATACGATTTATCTAAGTTGCCTTTGGCAACACAACAAGCAATAAAGAAAGATTATTTTGCAATGTTTTCAACATTTCCTAAAAGATTATTCTCTATTGGTCAAGATACCAAGACTGTTAAAGGTGAAGAACTAAATGTTCTAACTGGCATCATGTACTTTGCACCATATAAACTAAGTGGTGTTAACGTATGTGCTATGGCTGACGTTGCTAAGTGTCATGAAGGCTGTTTATTTACAGCAGGTCGAGGGCAATTCACATCTAATCAGATGGCAAGGTTGAGAAAGACTCTATTCTTTCAACAATATTCTGGAGTGTTTCAAGTTTTATTACAGAAAGAAATCGACAGATTGGAAAGAAAAGCTCAACGTATGAACATGACACCTATGATTCGACTGAATGGTACAAGTGATATACGTTGGGAATTAGAAATTCCTAACATAATGAAAAAGTATTCTCATATACAGTTCTACGATTATACTAAAATACCTAACAGAAAGTTAGGTAATATACAGAATTATGATTTAACCTTTAGTTATTCTGGAGTGAAAGCCTATCAACCTATGGTTGCAAAGGCACTCAAGAAAAACATGAGAATAGCTGTAGTCTTTAGAAGTAAAGACAATCAACCAAGAACTTTCATGGGTCGAGAAGTTGTCAATGGAGATAACACAGACATACGACCATATGATAAGCAAGGCATGATAGTATCACTCTATGCTAAAGGTAAAGCAAAGCAGGATACATCAGGTTTTGTAGTAGATTAATTGGTAGCAATTATGTTACCATTTATACGTACCAATTTGGTACAACTTAATATATATAATACTTAGCTTTCTATGAAAGCATTATATATAATAATATGGAGAAAAACATGAATAACTTATTTGGAAATATCAAATACAGAATTAGACCTAATAGAATGTTTACACGTGGCAAATGCCATGTATGGTATGGCATCAAAGGTGTTGGCAAAGATACTCTTTGCTCTATATACTTTGGTAGTCTTGCCTTGTACTTCTATAAGTTTAACACCTTCTGGAGTATGGATAGACGTAACCTAGAAGGTTAGGAGAGCTTCTCCAAGACTGATTTGGTAGTATGCAGTATAACTAAACTACCATTAATAATAATTAACAATCAAAGGAAACCATGACTATGAACACACTATTAAACAAAAACGACCTACTTAATATAATTAAATCTCAAGCAACAACAGATGCTAACCTAAAAAATAAAGATAGGAAAGCATATGTATACCTAGCTAAATCTTCATATGGTACATATAAGATAGGCTTTAGTATCAATCCAGAACAAAGAGTAAGAGCCTTCAATAGTGGTAGCTATTTTGATAATATTTTATTAGAAAAAATAGAAGTAACTGGACTCGTTGAACATTTAGAAGGTAAAACTATAAATGTTATGGGTATAATATCTAAGAATAAGAAGCGTGAGTGGGTAAGAATACCTTCAATAAATCCAAAGATAGTACAAGCTACCTTTAACTTTATTGTTAAGAATATGATTACTCAAATACGTAAGAACGTAAGGACTGCAGTTAAAATGGAGAATAAAGTATTGGAGAAATACAATATTGAACCAAAGGTAATGACTGTACAAACATCAATAGCATTATCTAAATAATATAATTAGTGTGTATGCTGTGGAGTGTACACACTAACCACTTTGGAGATAATAACATGGAACTATTATTCTGGTTACTAATAATAATAACAAAATTAGTTTGACATTTTAAACTATTTAATATATATACTACTTACTTCTTATGGAAGTAGTAGATATAATAATAACTCTCTTGAAAGGAGAACAACCACATGACTGAACTACAACAATTCATAACTGATTTCCAAGCACATGCTATGGTGCATGGTAGTAAGCACTACGTAACAGGTCAACATATGGCTAAAGGTTGGCATAGTGATACCATTATTCAAGCATGTATAGATGAGTTTGGTGATGACGTAGCCAAAGATGCTAAAGCATTTATGGTTCAACAAATAAAGGAGAAATAAATATGACAATGTTACAAAATAGTATACTACTAGACGAAGAATATGAATATGAAGTATCTGTTTTAGATTTATGGAAAGCTAAAGGAATAGATGACCCATATGATGCAATTACAGTTGCTATGCATACCTATGACTATCCTAATCCTAATGTTCCAGAGGAAGAAATAGAAGAACATCTATCAGAACTATGGGAAGAAAGGTGGTATGATTATTATGTATGAAGAAATAAAAACTTATGCAGATGTGGATAGTTTTATTGAAGCACATCAAGGACTATGGCAGATGCTACGTAGTACCTATAAAAAGATAGACCAAGAAACTGTAGTGATAGACAACACTACATGGAAACTAAAGAAAGGAAACATGACATGTCTGACAAAATAAAAGATAAAGATGTACCTGTGTCAGT